ATCCACGGCAAGTGTCCCAGCGGTGGCTTTTTGGCATAAAGAAAACACCCAGCCGTATGGCCAGGTGTTCCCTTTTGCATTACTGAAAGGAGAGTAATATATGCACGGCGGATTGCACAACCGTCAAATGCACTCCGCCAAGTTGGTCGACACCCACTGCCTGATGTACTTCTTGCCTACCAACCAACTTTATTTTACCAAACGCAGCCGGATTTGTCAACAGTAGGCTTCAAATATGGCGCAAGATTTTCTTTTCGCACTTGTAGACGATATTTTGTGCGTGCCGAACAGAAATGTCAAACTCCTCCGCCAGCGGCTCAAAACAAACGCCATCAAGCCACCTGCGCTTGAATATCCGGCGGTGCTGCTCGTTGAAAATGTACTGCTCTATCAAGTGCTCCCACTGCTCTCTTGACAGGTCTGCCACATCGTCCGCCCTCATCTGCTCCACCTCATCTTGATTTCACCCGCCCGCTGCCTTTGCAAGTAGGGCATTTCTTGTATCCGGAATTTCCGCCGGTTCTGCGCACTCTTCTGTGTGTTACAGTTCTAACCGTTTGTCGTGCCAACGAAATCACCACCCACGAAATTGTTATCGCCGCCGCCTTCTGTGTCTTGCGTTACGGTTTGGTCGGTCGTCACATCGTCAAACTGGCTCTCATAGCACAGCCAAGCAATATTTGAACCGATTAGCGCCAAGATCAAAAAAACGATAATCAAAGCCAGCCGCCGAATGTTCCGCTCCGCCCTGGCAGACACGGCCTCGAACGCTGCATAAGGTACATTGGCTGACACTTGGCAGCCGTCGCACTGTTTGTTGTTGTCCATCTCAATTCCTCCATTATCCGTGTATAATGATCGACACAACCGATGTCACAAGCGTTCCGACGACGCTGGTTGTGATTATCCACAGCAACTTATCATACGAAGCAAGGCGCTGGAGCAGCAATTCAATGCGCTTGTCATCATTCGCGAATTTATTGCTGACCGCCCGGTGGCGCTCGTCACAGGTCGCCTGGCGGACATATCTGCCGTCGAATTCATCCCGCATTGCGTCAAAATCGTCTCTGTTCATTCCCACCGATCTCCACCCCTTTCTTATTTAACGAACAGGGTGTTGTCAGATTTTTCCCAAATGCAAATCCAGCCGCTTGGAATTTTAGCCCACAGATTGCCCGATTTCGCTTTTTTTACTTCGAGCAAGGAAACTATCGTCCCTTTTCTCAAAAACGCAAATGCGGACTTCTTGGCGGTCGTAGCGTGCTTCTGTCCGTCCTCCGACAAGTCGCTGACCTTTTTACGCCCTGTATCTGCGCCACAGCCTTTGTAAACGCCACGAACGGCTGTCAAGATATGCTGCCCAAGGCTTACAACTGGCGCCACAGGCTTCGGCTTTTTGTGATTTACATCGTTTACGCTGCACAGCGGTTTAACGCCTTTCGGGGCGGTGAACAGCCAAATGCTGCCAATGTCTGCCGCAAGTGCTGACGGCTGCACATAGACCTCTCGTTCGTTCTTGACTTTGGTGTAAGCCTTTCGACGCGCTGTCAAAGTGAATTTACCATCATACCAGTACGGGTCGAGAATTATCAAATTGCCGGACTTGTCGATGCCGCCGACATAGATATAATGCCCGCTGTTGCTGAACAGCCGCTTGCCTCTACCAGTGACACAGATAATGGCACGCCCGCCGTTCCTCAAGTGCTTTTTTAGCGTTTCGGTGCTTTTCGTCTGCTTGGTGGTAATGCCGTAGAATTTCTTGAAGTGCTCGGCAATCTTGGCCATATTTGTGCCCTCAGCCGCTCTCGCGCCCATTTTGACGCACTCGGCTGCCCATCTCTTTGTGTTCATTGTGGCGGGCACAACACCAAAGTTGCGCAGCACCATTAAACTGGAGCACACACCGCATCCGCTGGTGAATATGCACCCGCTTGTGCCGTATCGGTAAGGGTGGCTTTTGCTGGCGTACGGAATGCCCTTGCAGGCCTCGGTGGTCTGCCGGCAATAATAAAGAAGTGTGCCCATCACTGCTCCCCCTCGTCTTCGGTTCCGCCCTCGGCTTTTTCAATTTTCAAAACCTCATCGGCTTTTACAGCAGCGGAAGTAAAGCTGTTATTTTTCCACCAAGCCCAAATGGCTACGACAGTAGTCACCACGGCAGAAACGCCTGTGTAGACCTCGTCATCGCTGAACGGCAGCGGGTTCTTGCCGCAGGCATTCAATACGGTGTTCAGCAGCGCCACGAACAGCACCACCGTTCTTGCGATTGTTTCTTTGCTTACTTTCATTTTTGTTACCGCCTTTCTTAATTTTCGCTGCTCTCTTGCAGCTTGTTGATTTCTGCTCGGTATTCTGCCCGCTTTTGACGGATTGGTGCATACTCCTCCTCGGAAAACGCGCCGTCTGTAAATTTCAAACACAGATAATCAGTATCGGCAAGTTCCGACTTGAGATATGCAATACGGCTTTCGGTTTCGATGTCCATCACTTTGCCACCCCCAAAATCTCGATTTGCGTTCCGGCGCCAATGGTCTTTCCGTTTGTCGGAAAAGACAGGGCTTTGATCGCGCCGTAATTTTCCACATCGCGGAATATGTTGAATGTGATCCCACTGGCGTTCCATATCGTCTGTCCGTTCATTGAATTGGCCGCGTTGAAGTTGCTCGAGATATTGCTCTTGTTCTCTTGCACACGCACCATATTATCGGTGACCTCTGCTTCGGCAACAACGAAAGAGCCTTTTGTGGTGGCCGCCTCGAACCGGAAAGCGTTTGGCAACATGCACTTGCTTGTGTATGAATTGATGTACACAGATTGATCACCAGCGGCAGAGTTTGAAGCACTCCCGGCCACCGCCATACGCAGCCTAATTTTTCGGCAAGGCTTAGCAAGCTTCCACGTTTGATTTGCTGTGACATCAGCGTCAAAGGTCTTGGAAAACACAGGCTCCCAAACCTCGGCAGCAGGTGCAGACCCGCCACCGCCGAACCACGGGAGAGCGTTCCAAGCCGTCACGCCATCACCAACCTTTTCTTTGCCATCGGTGCTGTCAATCCCTCGTTCGCCTTTGTACAGCACCGGGTTGGCAGCTGCCCAGTTTTCGCTTGTGTCAATCCGAGTGGTGAAAACGCTATCTTTCAAATAAACATTCATCTGTTAGTCCTCCCACTCTACAACCTCTGCAAGAAGCAAAGTGCTGTCTTTGTATGCGGATATTGTCGTGTCAGCTTTTCCTATATATATCGCTTGCACAGTCTGCCCCTCGCTGACTGGAATAATGATTTCTGGAGTTGCAAGCGTTTCATATTGACTGCTTCTCGTTCGTAACGATCTAACAAGTCTCGAAAAGGTGCCGTCAGAATTCCGCAAAACAACATCAATTTCGCCAATGGACAAAGCTGTTGACCGCCACATATACATCTGCGCAAGCACTCGTACCTTTTTAACGCCAGCGCCGATAACAACGCCATTGTTGCCAAGGCTAAGGCCAGTCCCACCGTTGCGGGTTATTCCTGTAAACGGTAAGAATATTGGATTTTCGAATGTGCCCTCTTTCGTGATTTTTGTGTCACTTGACAAACACGCTTGCAAATAAGACACACCTTTGTGCGCTTCCAGCTTGGCAACCCTTGCGGACTGGTCGTTGATCGCTTCGGTGATTGCAGCGTTTGCAACAGGGTTTTGGCTGCTCTCAGACAATGCCGTGTCAAGCGTAAATTCAACGCTGTCCTTGATTGCCCCACCAGCGTCAAACACGAAAGTGATGTCCTCGCCTGTCAGCATGTTGGCCAACGCTTCCAGCTGCTGCGCTTTCACATTTAGCTTTATAGGTGATAATGCCATCTCGGAATTCCTCCTTTATATTTTTATTTTAACCGATTACGCTCGCAAAGTCAACTGCAACAGAAGTCCCACGAGCTGCCAATGTTCTGCCGTCAACGATTGGCGTTCCGTCCGTGCATTGCAGACAGCCCCAGTAGCCGACATCCGTTGTCAGCATTTGGAACAGATCCTCCAAGATTTGCAGCCAACGCCAAACGCCAGCCTTGTCGATACCCCAAGAGTCAATGCGGTAGCTGCTCGTAATATAATACACGCTTTCAATTTTGGACGAGTTGAGCGCCTGCATATCCGTTTCGACGCCGTCAAGAACAGCCTTTACATCAGCCAGCTGTGTCCCGCCGTATGGCTGTGCTACTCCACCAACCGTGCTTTGTGGCGGCTTTGTTAGCGCTCCAATTTTGTACTTGTCTTTTGTTTGCAGATCAAACAACGCTTTGATGATTTGCGCGTTTCTCCATATATCGTTGAGCACATTCTCCGTCAAGAAATCCACCGGCTCATAATAATTTTGATAACCATCGAGTGACCCGGCAGCAACAACGGTAATCTCGCACACATCCGTGTACTCCTTTTCGTCGGCTGTCACTACAACACTGATTTGCGCCACTCCAGCCGCAACGGCTGTAACGACAGATCCGTCAACCGTGGCAACGCTTGGCATAAGTGACCGCAACTCGACATCGTAGCCATCACAGCCGACCGGGAGCACGGTGTAGTCTGCTTGCCAGGTGTCCCCAACTCGCAGCGTTGTTTGCTTGATGTTGAAGCTTACGCCCTCAACCGGAACCTTGACGCTGACACGCACCCGGAATTCCGGCACGCCGTAAATAGGCAGCGTGCTGTTTACAGACAGCCGCAGGTCTGCCGTGCCTTTCGCCTTGCCGTGAACAATAACAGCGCCGTCTATATATTCAGCGCTGCATACGTTGCTGTTCGTGTTCTTGACCGTCAGCGACTTGTCTGTTGCGTCTTCCGGATAAAGGAAGTAATCCACGCCCTCAACCAGCTTTGCCGTTTCGCCCAGTTTGACCGATATATAGTCATTTGGAAGGACAAAGTCATTCACATAGACTTTTGAAGTTTTGAAAGTGACTTGCGGTGATAGCGCTTGCATATTGTTGCCCGACTTGGTAATCCGAACCACAAGAGAATAAACGGTATCGATTTGCAAATTACGAATGTAGAAAGAAACAAAAGCCGATCCGGAATAATCAACCGCAATGAAGTCTCCGCCATCGATAGAATACTCAACAAGCGAAAGATCTGATTTTGTAGTGAAAGTCACTTTCACATAGTCCTTGCCTTTGATCGGAACGAGTACATTCGACGAGAATGCAGGCGGCGCAACATCCGCTTTGTCCATCGCGGCAAGACCTTCGATTCTTCCGCCGCCGGTGAGCGTTGTGCCGAGCACCCAGCCAACCTCTCCTTTGATCTCTGCCGCCTTGTAGCCGTCCGGGTCGTGCTCCACCAGCTGATTGTACACGCCGAACAGCAGAACCGGCTGCCCGCTGCTTGTATCAACCTTTGTGTCGGTCGCTTCGTGCTTCTTGCCGTCAATGGTCAAAATCGGCGCTCCGTTCCATTGCCCAGCTGCACCGGTTCCGCTGCCTACGTACTGAATGTACATTTCTGCCGTTACAAGTGAACTATTTCTCATATTGTCGACGACAGACCGCCAATCAACCCACAGCTTGTAATCCGGCGTGTCGAACATTTCACCGAGAATTCTACCGGCCGCCATTATATCGCCTCCACTTCATATACGCCCGTCAGCGTGTCCGTGACTTTGGTAATCACCATCACTTTGCCCAAAATGTTGTACGCCTTTCCGATTTTCGGGCGGTCAAGAGTGCTGAATGTTATTTTTGTGCGCCTGTTGTTCTGCTCCAACAGTTCGTCGCAGATTGCCTGCGGGTCATCTGTGCAAATGTAGGTTTCATAACTGACCTCGCTCGCTTCGTCGTTATCCGCCAACTCTGCGCTTTTGGAAACATACTCTACTGTTGTATCTTCGTATTTGTTCCCGACAATGACGATCTTATTGCTCGACTTGTTCACCACGACGCAATAATTTGCTTCTTTTTTCTCAAATGTCACATTTTTGCTTGGCGTTCCGGAGATCACATCGTCTCCGTCTGCGTTCTTGCCGGTCACTTCATACGCCTTTAAGTTGGCGTGCGGGCTGCTGAATGTGATTTTGACCTTTTTGTTTTTTGCGATGTACCAGTGGTACAACTCCTCAGTGTCTTTGACTTGTGACAGCTTGTGCAGCTTTAGCGTGACGGACTTGACCAAATCCGTCTTGTCGTATTTAGGGCTTCCTACAATGTTTGCCTCTTTGTACTCCACCGCCGTCTCCTCCGGCACTGTCGGGACAGGCTCAACCCGCAGCGTGTCCAAGCCGTCTTGATTGCTGAACCGCAGTCCGGAGCCTATCGCAATGTATTGTAGTGCTTCTCTTACGGAACAAATAGGAATATAGCCGTCAATATCCGGTTCTTTCCATTCGTCTATGCTTATGTCGTAACCCAGCGGCTTGACCAGCGCTCTAATTACTTGATTTGCGCCTGCTCCAAAAAATCCGCCAAGTGTCTGTGCTTCAAAAATCGACACGACATTATATGCCTGTATCGTCGTCGTGTTGTCCCCGTTTTCCGCTCCCTGGTTGGCAAAAAAGCGCTCAATATTTTTTTCACCGACGCAAAAGTCAATCGTCTGTTTGTTCTGCACAATATAATCACCACGCTGCGGGTCAAGTACCGTCAAATCCAGCGTATCATATTCCAGCGATTTAGCCGTCAGCGAGTACAACTTCGACACCGACGCAGATATAATACTTTCGTCGCCAAACTCTCGATCGGTGCCGAACTGAATGCCCCAAATGCCAATGAACGACAGCGGCTCTACCTGCTCAACAGTCAATGTAACGCTGTTTGCATTATCTATCACGAGCGGGAAAAACTCTTCTTTTTCGTTGCCAACAAACTGACCAGAAGCCACCGGCTCGTTGTCCCGAAACGCTTCTATTTTCAGCGACTTAATCACATTCCGTGATTTTATCGTCAGCCCTGACATCGAATAAAAGCCTTTTAGCGATATTTCAATCTTAAACGGAGAGTTTGTCGCTCCATCAGCAAAAAGTCCGTTGCTGCCGCTCCTGTAAGCCGACACGACGCCCTCCGTGAACTGCTGCGCGCTCGGGTCAAGCAAACGGACGTGCTTATTCAAATCAAAACCCTGCGGCTCAAAGGACAGGAAGTCCTGGGAGCGGCCAGTAAACACAGCTTGCAGGTTTCCGCTGTTGTCGTTAAAGAAAGGCTGCAAAGCCACATCCGGCATCTCAAATGTTGCCCCATTAGCGGCGCTTGCGGAGAAGTCGGAATACTTAAAATAGCCGTATTTGTTCTCACTCATCGCAAGTCACCCTTTCAAATGTGACGGACAGCGCCGTGCTGTAATATGTGCCGTCGTAAAGCACGCCCTTAATGTCGTCGCCGGTCACTGTGACGGAATACTCACCGGTATTTGTCCCTTTGTTGCTATCCGGCACTTCCAGTAGAACCGCGTCAGCGGTCATTAGCAGCGTTTTCAAAGCGTCATAGGCCGCAAAGTCGTTGTTAAAGAAGGTCACCTCATAATTGGTGCGCTTGCCCTTAATGTCCCGGTGGCGGCGGCCGTCCATCGTTACGACATCGTAATAATACTCGTAAGCCACCGACGGCTTGATAGTACCCACATTCTCGTAAGTGACGCCGTTGATTTTAATTGCGATCATATCAGCCTACCTCCTTTGCTACGACTTTAAGAACCGGCAGCAGAGCACGAGCGAGTGCGTTCAAGCTGGCATTCGGGTCAATGCCAAGAGTCACATTGACATTGCCAACACCGCCAACGCTACCAGCGCCGGAACCTTTGATATTGTAGCCAGCGCTGATTGTTTGCTCTCCGAAATCAAAAGACTTCTGTATCTGCGAAAGTACAAGCCATTCATTTTCTTTGATACCTTTCGCAAACAGCTTCATCATATCCGGGGCATAGGTGTGGAAGTTTGACAACGGCCCTTTTTTCGGCTCGGAAAAGCCCAAAATGTCGCGGACTTTCTGTGCCGTATTGCTTACTGTGCTTACAAGATTGCCCCACATTTCTTGAATGCCTGACACGAAATTGTCAATCATATCGCGACCCCAGTCACGGGCACCATCAACGGCCGCACTAAATCCGTCACCCACCTCGTGTATAATGTCGCTGCCTATCCGGAATAGAGAAGATATTGACCCAGCGACACCTCTTACGACTGACATTATAATTTGCGGTGCTGCCTTTACAATCTTTGGAAGTGCTGCGACTAACCCTTGAGCAACGCTGACGATAATCGTTATGCCCATTTGTAGAATTTTGGGCAGCATTGCATTCAGCGCAGTGATTAAGTTGCCAATGATGACCGGCGCTTGCTGCAAAAGAACAGGCAGCGCGTTAATCAATCCGGTCGCCAGCGCTGTGATCAGCGTAACGGCAGCGTTCAGCAAGTTGTTGAGCGTTTCGGGATCTGTCAGCGTTGTTACAATCTGCAAAACGACATTGACTATCGTCGGCACAAGTTCCGGCAGAGCCTGGGCAATTCCGAGTGCCAGCTGCGTGATGATGTTTAGCCCCATTTGAAGAATGGTCGGCAGCATTTCGAAAAGTCCGGTTGCGAGAGTTGTGACAACACTAACCACCGCCGGAAGCAGCTCAGGCAAAGATTGATTTATTCCATCAACCAATGACTGGATGATACCGAGAGCGGCTTCTCCCAACGACGGCAACACTGCCGTTATCAGCTCCGGGAGCTTTTCGGAAATCACAGGTGCAAGCTTCTCAATCAGCGAGCTGACGCCTTCAAGCGCTTGCTGCACCCTTGGCAGAATGTTGTTTGCTGCTGTCGCAACACTGTCAACAAACTGGTTTACGAGTCCCTGAAAGTCCTGGTTGTCATCCGCCATTCCGGTCAACAGGTTTTGCCACGCTGCCTTGGCGGAATTCACAGAGCCCTCAATGGTAGTCGCAGCCTCGCGCTGTGTCGTGCCAGTGATGTCCATTTCTGTTTGGATAACATGTATTGCGTCGACGACATCGGAATAGCTTGACAAGTCGTATTTTACTCCGGATATTTTTTCCGCGTCCTGCAACAGACGCGCCATCTCCTCTTTGGTGCCGCCGTAGCCAAGTTTAAGGTTGTCGAGCATGGTATAGTTTTGCTTTGCAAAACCTTTGTATGCGTTCTCTACATCCACCATGTTCGAGCCCATCTTGTTTGCGTTGTCCGACATATCAGTAATTGCCATGTTTGCTTTTTCTGCTGCCTTGTCAGTGTCACCACCAACAGATTGCAGAAGCGACGCGGAGAAACTTGTCACCGTCTCCATATACTGGTTGGCAGACAGACCGGCAGTCTTATACGCATTGGCGGCATACGCCTGCACCTTTGAGGAAGACTTTTTGAACAGCGTGTCGACACCGCCGACTAACTGCTCATAGTTCGCATAGGCTTCTGTCGACTGTTTCACGAGCGCTCCGGCAGCAGTCGCCGCGGCAGTAACGGCGGCACCCGCAACCTTGGCAGCCTTTCCAAGTCCGCTCTTGATCTTGTCGCCAACAGCGCCGACCTTGTCACTTGCCTGGTCGTCAACTCCGATTTTGACGAATAATTCAAATAAATTCATCAGTCGTTATTCCTTTCTTCGGCCGTGTCTTTCAACTTACCGAGAATTTGTTGTTTAACTTGCTCGGGTGTGCGTGTCTCCGGCGGCAGCGGGTTGATAATGTCCAAATACGATTTAGTCAAATAAGATCCACCAGCAGCCGACTTGGCCGTGTTTTCAGTCAAGATTTTTGCGCAATCTGTCACATAAATACGAAAGGCCAGTTCTTCGGACTGCCGCTCAATAAGTAACGGCAGAGCGAGAACCAGCCCTTGTACTGTCAGTCTTGGAGCGTCAATCAACGCCCTTGTTACGCTTTTTCCGTGGACACGCAGGATTTGAAAAAATCAATCAAATCTTTGTCCTGCGCCATCTCTTTGATAGCGTTCATTGTCTTGATGATCTTCTGCTGCCGCACCTGTTCAAGCGTTAATCCATTCACAGCTGCGACAATGCCGAATACATCGTCCTTGTGCTTTTTCAGCAGCAGCGGTACGAGTTCGGCGACTTTTTCGCTTGCAATAGCGATAAGTTCCGCTTTTGTTCTTTCGCCGTCCGTGCCCTCCAACTGCATACGCAGAGAAGCCAGCAGTTCCTTATCGCTCAAAATGTTAAGCGCATAAATACTGACCTCGCAAAGGACATCCGCTGCCCGCTCAGTCGTTAGTTCGGAAATTTTCATATTGTTTTACCTCCTAAACAAAAATCCTTATTTATTGACCGCAGCAACCTTGCCCTGCGCAGCCTTGCTGGCGCTGGTGGAATAGAACACCATCGGCACGGTCTTTTGGTCAGTGATAGACACATGGCCGGTCAACTCAACGGAAATCTGCCCCTTGCCGTTCTTGGTGGTCTGCAAGGAGAAGCCGCCGGTTGACAATGCGTTCTTAAGCTGAATAGCGACCAAGCCGCCGTCGGCCTTGTCACCAACCCACCAAAGGTCGGAGAAGTCAGCCTGTGCGATGTCTGCCCGGGGCGTGATCTTTGTGGTGTCCGTCTTGTCAACATCAGCAGATCCAAGCGCGAGCCGGATTGCCTCCGGGCTTGTACCCAAGGCTGTGAACGCCAGCTTGCACTCCCAGCTGTCAAGGTGCTTTAACTCTTTCATTCCGTTCGGACAGTTGTCCACATCCTCACCGAAGTCGGAATAAGTCGGCACGCAAGTTGCATTGATACCGCCAGTGGTGGCACAAATAATATCCTCGTCCGCCGGTTCCGTCGTGGTGCCGGGGGTGAATTTCTTTAGCAGAACGCCCGCGTCAAGCTGCAGGTCGTCAAAAGTGCTCTCGGGAATAACTGCAAATTTACCCATTTCAAAAATCCTTTCTTAATTTTTCGTTAAATATTCGGCGGTGACATTGATTATCTTCCGCCGTATTTGGTCGTCGTCCGGGTCGGACATATTCTGTGCAAACGGCGTGCCCCGCTTTAGCCAAATATAGCCATCAGCGGCTGGAATAACCAGCCCATCAAAGCTGATCGTCTCGCTTATCTTTTCTGCCATTGCATTGCACGGCTTCCAGGTTGTGCCCCTATACCACAGCGAAACGGAAATGCTGGTGTCGCCGCTTCCATCAGCGTGGAAACTGTCCGTCACGAGTGCGTAAGTAAGATACGGCAACGCTGCGCCCTGCGGCACTGTTGTCTCCTCATACGCTGGCAGGAAACGCTCAAAAAACGCTTGCACTGCTGCCGCTTTGGTCTGCGCCATTTGCTTTGTTCTCCCTTTTGGACTTACTACAAAACTACAAAAACTACAACAAAACAAGGTCGCGTATTTAATATATTTCAATATATAAACCCCTCTTTATATTACTCTCTAAAACTTTGTAGTGTTTGTAGTGAGTATATATAAAGTACCTTGTTTTTGGCTTAACGGCGCCATTTTTGGCATACTACAAAGTGCCACTACAACGCCGCCTACAAGTCTACATTCTCGCCCGATGACGGCTTATTTTAACCGCCAACGCTTGGCGTGAACTCCTCCGCCGTAACCTGGAACACCTGGAAGCTGGCGGATTTTGGCGTCATTTTGTCGTCGCCATCGGAAGTCACACGGAACACCTTGCCATCAGACAGCCGTTTGAACACATCGTAATATTCAATCCGCGTGCCAATCGGGACAGTGACGGTGTACAGACTTGTAACGCCGGCCTTTTCCGCCGTGCGGGCTTCCATCGAACTGTCAAAGGTGATTGCCGCCTTGAACGGTGCGCCATCCACCCAGCTGGTGGTATATCCGCCCTCTCCGTCCGGTTTATCGATTTTTCGTACAAAGACGCACTCTGTCATTGCCTGCGCCAAAAGGCTCATTGTAGCTTCCTCCATTCGTTTAGGCGGGAACGAAAGACGGCAGGCCAGTCAAGCGCAGCGCCGTTTGTGTCCGTTCCTCGGTTGTAAGAATATCCGCCAAAACTTTCGCTCACAAACGCGCCGGGCTTGCCCGCCTCACTTTCGCAAAACGCCTTGATTTCCCTTGATAAGTCCACCAGTTTAGGAGGTATCGCCAGTGCCCATATCGCCCCGCTGAAAGCCTCATCGGTCAAATCCAAGTCGGCCTCGGCATACCTATGAACGCCATCGTTAAAGACGCTCCCCACGATGCGGAAGTATTGTCCTTCCTGCAAAAAGTCCAGCGGCGTGATCTTGCCGCCTTCAATTGTAAACTCCCCCTTGTGAATGCCGTTCGGCACTAAGAAGTAGTTGTGCAGTTTCGCACAAATCTCTGTCAGCATAAGTCACGCCGCCTTCCTTGTCTTAGGTCTTAATTCGGTTTTGTTCCGCTTAGAATGTGCACTTCAAGCCGGCCAGACGCTTAGCGTCAACGACCTTTGCGCCATATACGTGCAGACCCTTCACAGCGTCAGCAAAACGCTTCTCGGGGCGATAAGCCTCGGTGCTCACGATCTGCTCGGCATAGGTGCAGGCACCCTCGTCGCCAGCGGTGACGGTAAAGGTCGTGGTGCCGGTTGCGGTCTTGCTTGCACAGTTGTTGGACATGTAAATGTCAAACCCAGCAGCACGAGCAACAACGCCGTTCTGCAGCACATCCTCTGCCATAGAACCTCCGGTCTTAACAAAGCGGTCGTCCTGCAAGATGAGAGCGATCATCTCGGGCGGTGCAACCAGCCAGCGGCCGACAGTGGGCACATTGGCCTTGTCAAGCAGCAGCTTCATTTTGACGACATTCTCATAAACATTTGCAGCAGTCAGCGCCACAGCGTCAGTCGCGACAAGGTTACCGTTGCCAGCGGTGATAGCGTCGGCCAGCTGCTTAGCCAGGTAAGCGTCAGCGGCGTCGTTCAAGCCATAAGCTGCACGCTCCATTGCCTTATCCATCACATCACCAGCAGCCTGGGCAGCGTCTACATCGTCAACCTGGAAGTTAAAATACTTTGCCTGGTCAATGGTCAGGCTCTGCGCAGTGGTAGCCAGCGTTTCCGGGCCACTGGTGAAATCGGTGTTTTTGGTGTAGTCACCAATGGTCACAGCACCGATTGTGTTGATTTTAACGGTATCGCCCTGCTGTTTGATATCGCCTTCGTAGTCACGGTTGACCACATTAGCGAACACGTGCGCCTTGTCCAGCGCATTCAGCAGCCGTGCGTCCCAGATTTGAGGGATAAAAGAAGAAATAGCCATCTTTTTTTGCTCCTTTTTAGTTTAATTTGTCGATTTCAACGACTGTTTGATATTTTCCCAATTAGCATTGATTTCGGCAGCGGACATTTTTTTCATATCATCGGCGGAAAAAACAGTCTTATTTTGCGTATTACCGGGCGGAGTTGAAGTGTTTGCACCTCGCTGCTCCTCGGACACAATAAAGTCAGCCCATTCGGTCTTGACGGCCTCTGTCAGCTTGTCAGCGCCCTTGATTTCGCCTTTTGCGTCAAGTTCGATACTGTCAATGTCCGACACCTTTAAAACGCTGTCAATTCGTTTTTCGGAAACCCCTGCGGCCTGTAACATTTTACGGTAAGCCGTCGCCTTTGCCGTGTGTGCTTCCTTAACGCTTGCGGCCTGTTTGAAGTCGTCGAACTCCTGCTTAAGATCGTCGTATTGCTTTTTGTAGCCATCATCGTCCCCGGCTGCGTCAAGCTGTTTTTTTGTTTCGTCCAATTCCCTTTGGACGCCTGCCAATTCCTGCGCCTTGCCTTTCAGTGTGTCCCGCTCCTCTTTCAGTGCGTCCACCGTGTCAGCGTGCGCTTCGATGATTTGGTCGATTTGTTCCTCGCCAATGCCCATTGCCTTGAGCATTTTCCTCGTCAATGCCATAGAACCTGTCTCCTTTTCCTCGGCGGCTTTTCTTTGCCGTTAGATTTTGTTCTTGCTTTAATTATACAGCAAGCATATTTTTTTGTCAATGATTATACCAAAAGTTAATGATTAAGCGTTTCGCAGGCTGTCCTCCAGTAGCTGCTTGTAACGGTCTGCGTGTTCGGCAGCCGCACGCTTCAAAACATGGTGAGCGACTCTATTTGTACCACCAAGTTCGATAGACGGGAAGTATTCGACATTTGAGCCGATAGCGACAAAAAGGTCTCCTTTCTTGCCGTCCATAGTGCCCTCGTAACTACCGGTGCGCAACTCTTTTTCATATTTGCCCTTTTTGTCTGCCTTGTACTCCTTTGTGTTCGGTTCTTGACCTGCCAACGCATAAGTAATGCTGTTTCTCGCCAAACCAGTCACGACGGGCATATCTCCATCAGTCTTGGCATAAGTCTCGGCAGCCATTCCAATAGCTTCCAGTCCTCGCTCAAGTGCGTTTTGAAACGCCCGCTCAAACTCTTTTGTGTTGTCTTTTGAAGTGATTTTTACACTCACTTTTTATTCACCTCGCTAAGTGGCGTAAAGCCGATGATTTTATAGCCGAGTGTGCAGCGGCAGTTGTAAGTATTCGACGGCGCAGCGGCAGGGTCGCCCGGGTACATTATAGAGCCAATAGAATTAACGAACGGCTTATCTTTTTTAATCGTCTTTCTGTCAAGTTCAGCGTGCCAGTCTCTCGTTTTGCCGTCGTGTGTGGAAATCCACATTTTGTCAACCACAACGCCCTTGGATCCCATCTCGCCGAGCATATCCATACGCCCTTTGTTTTCGGCGCCTGTGACAGCCGTTCGCGCGGTTCTAACAGCAGCGTGCATATTCATTTGTTGCACCTTGGCAATGCGGTTTGCGATCTTCGGTATGCTCTCGCCCTGTAAAATTCCTTGCAGAACCTCGGAATTGATCTTCTTCATATTCCACCGGACATCCTTGGCCTTGTTCAGCTTTCGCAGCGGCAGCAGGGAGCGGTCTCCTCGCAAGATCAAATTCTCGACAGTGTGAGCGTCTACCAACGAAAAGGAAAAGCCACGCAATTCTCGCTTGGCGGCTTTACCAATCGCATTGTAATTCAAGGCGTAGACTTCCGGCAGCCGGCCGTTGGTATATTCAAGCGCAATTTCATTTACACGGCTCAAATTCTCGGCGGTCTGTTCCGCAATGCTTTTGAACCGGTCATTCTGCACAGTTGCTTCACGCTTGGCGAACGCCAACTCACGACCAGCCCGCTTGATTTCTGCCTTGTCGCCGGTTTCCTTGGCGGCTTCGTACTGCTCTTGCAAGCTGGCCAATTTTGGCTCGGTTTCCGCCATATATGCGTCCCAGGCCTGCCGCACTTCGTCTTGCGTCTGCCGGTATATCCGCCGAATGCGGCGCTCCAGCGAAAGCAATAACTTGTCTGTTTCTCTGTGTGCTTTATCTGCCAACGCTGGCGCCTCCTTTTAGCGTTTTCTCGTTCACATCAACTTGCTAAGCAGCTGTTTATTTTTCGCTTTTCTTTTTCATTTTCTCGGTGATCTTGTCAAGCAGCGCCTGCAACTCCTCATCCGTCAAGGCGTCCAAGTCGTCATCCTGCCCGCTTCCGGTCGGCTCATTGCCTTGCTGGCCTACATCCGGCTCCGCCTGCTGCCCTGCCGGTTCTGCTCCATCGATGGCGGGGTTGTCGTCAACCTCAATCCGGTTGCCCTCCTCGTCTCTCTTTCGCTTGATGATCTCATCCGCCTGGTCGCCGATACCCAGCAAGAAGCAGACCTGCTCGGTGATTGTCTCGTCGTCCAAATACTCGGCAGCGGAAAGAACCATCTGCATTTCTTCGGATTGATTTACAATCTTTGACCGCTTGAAGCTGACGCTGTCGGTGATTTCCGCAAGCTGCAAAATCTTTTCCACAAAGTTCGTCACGCAATACTCGAACATATCCGTTTTGCTGTCAAGCGGCTGGTAAGCTGCCCGGATTTCCGTGGCAGTTTTTGAATTAGCCGAAAGGTCGAGAACATTTAAGCACATAAAATCTTCGTACAGCCGTGCCTTGATTGTATCTATCGCAGCGTCGGACGCAGCAATCGGCGCCTCAACTGTGTGGGCTTCAACCTGTGCGCCATCATCGTCAATGTGCGCAACATGCATTGTCCGCAGGTGCTCCAAGAACCGCTGGTCGTCCTCGTCATCCATTCCGCCGGCATTGGTGATCGCCCAATAAATCATATTGCCCTCGTCGACATTGTTTACAAGGTTGCTGTTGATAAGGTCGAATGCGTCAAGCGTACCCTGTCGACCAACCAACTCCGACTGCTTCTTGTCGTTGCCGTACAGCGGAATGATTGGGAATTCCGGGTAGTTCTCAAAGTCGTAGACTTCGGTTCCGTCAGCGATAGAGTGCCGCACTTTCATTTTGTAGGCAGTCTTCGGCTGGATAATCAATATTTTTTCGTTTGTGCCGGTCGGACTTAGGTACTCCGTGTAGCCGTCCACTTCATAAAGTGTTGCCCGCAGCGGCTTGTCATCAGCAAGCTGCCAAAACCGAATGCCAGCACGCAGCGCTCCGCTCTCCTCGTCAAACAGCGGGACAAACTCCGTCACATCGAACACATCCAGGTGGTCGAGGTTCCAGAAGCCGAAAGCCACGCCACCAATCAAAGCAGATTTGCCAGCCTTTTGTAACTGGTAGTCGAAATCGTAAGACCCTCCGTGCTGCTCGCCCTGGCCGCCGCCCAGCTTTTCCTTTGTTTTCTTGTCGCCAAAAATAGCGCCGTTGCCAAGCAGGTACTGGTTCTCCTGCGTAATTGCAAAGTTGAAAAAGTTGCTTGTGATCTTGTGATTGGGCGCCCATCTATCAACATGAGCGTCACCCCGCAAGTCGTAGATCAACTTTTCATAACGCATTATCGTCGGATTAAGTCCTTGATAATACTCCCACGCCCGGCAAGCAGTCCGATAAAGCTGCCCGGCCTTATGTTGGCGGATAGCCGAAAGGACAAACGCCTGCCGCTTGCCCTCGAACGCTCCGCACGCTTCAAGGTCTTGATAAGTCAAGTAAGTAGAAATTGTAACCACCCCTTCGTCGTGTTTTTTATTTAGCCACGCTCAAAATAAGCGGGCTTTCTTTTTTGCCGATTTTCTTACGCAAAATCGTATTGACAAAATAGCGAATATCATCCATAGCGTGGTCGTTCTCTTTGACCACTCTGTCGTCCCCTGCCTTGTCGTCCCAGCGATACAACCCAAACTCGGCGATACTGTCAACGCAAGAGCGGTGGATTTGGATATTGCCAGCGTGCAGATATACAGACACCCGGCGAATGCCGTCAAGGACTGTGTTGTCTGCCTTAACGACATTGAAGCCACGCTGCCGCAGTGCTGCAATGAAAGAAGCCGCCGACGGGTCAACAATGACTTTGCGGATTTTATATCCGTCAGCCAGCTGCTCAATATCGTCGCAATACTGCTCGTCCGTCCTTTGCACGGCCTTTTTGCGGCCATTGTAGTAGTATTCCTTAACCCTTGTCGCCTTTGAGCCTAAAACGCACCACAGGCCAGCAGAGAACGGATTTTGTGTGCCATAGTCGATCGAGATATAGTATTCTCCATTTGCTGGCACATCGTCGGTTATATTGTCCTCGCCAAAGTCGTAAACCAGGCCTTCAGCTACGCACCATTCACCGAGAATGTACCGCCGATAGAACACACCGGTGTACATTGTCTCATAGCGCTGCAAAATGTGCTCCGTCAGCGCCGGGTTGTCTCGCAATTCAAAATGCAAACGCAGGGCGTTGTGCGCCTCCGGCTGGCTTACCCATTCGGTATAGAACCAGTGTTGCGGGCTGTCCGGGTTGCAGTTAAACCAAAACTTCGACCCATCGACAGAGCAGCGGGAGAGCGCCTGCTCAACAAACGACCGGGGCATTAGAGCAACCTCATCCAGCAGCACGCCAGCCAGTGTTCGGCCTTGGATGAGCGTAAAGCTGCTTTCATCTTTGCCGCCGAATATTTCAAAGTAATTCTCGACACGGCCACAGCGAACCACCAACAGCTTGTCGCTCCGGCGCCATTGTATGTCCATTCGTTCCCTCGGCTCTGTCATTCCAAGGTACGGCACGATTATATTCTTGACGGCACTGTCAACAGTCTTGCCGCAAATGCCAAAGCGCTGCCGGTCGTATCTCCGCATAGCGTCCTCAACGAATGCATACATCATCCAAACGGTTTTACCGGAACGGATAGCGCCATCGGCTATCAATGCGTCAAATCGAGTGTAAGGGAACGCCAATATTTGCAGTTGCTTATCACTCAACCCCGGCATTGTCGCCCTCGCTCCGTTCTATCGCTCTTGCGGTCTCTTTCAACGCCAAAGTCAGCGGGTCATCCTCCCGCCTATCAACCGCAACGGTGTACTCGCCTCGGTCGCTTTGACCAAGGTACTGCTTGCCGAGCCAAATGGCCATATTTGCGTTTTTTTCCGCCAAGCGAAACTGGGCACGGCGCAAGGATATTTTCCCCATTCCACGCTTTTCCTTAAAAACTTCCGAAAAATTCATATCGTAAGTTCTTTTGCACCACGATTCAAGCGTGTCGGAACAAACGCCGAACCAGCCGCAGATTTCCTCTTGCGTACATTGCAGGCCGCAGAGTTTTTCAAATTCTATTTGATTTATTGGCTTTAAAGGTCTACCACCAGGCATTGGCTGGTCACTTCCTTTCCAATCTCCGTTAGCTTATGTCTTTTTCCCACACCTTGTTGCCACCAACATGTGTTTTTATCCATCCGTGAAAAGCAAGCTTCTCATCCGTACTTTCTGGATATAGATTGATAAGTCTTTCAAGTTTGTTGTTGTTCAATATCACAAACGGTTGGCCACCGTCTGCTCTTTTACAAGTAAATCCAAGTTTTTTATAAACGGCACCAGAGTTTATCGTTGCATTTGAATAGCTATATATCTTTTTTGCCCCAATTTCACGCAACGAATTTTCACAAGCGGTTTGCAGTTTACTCGCCCCGCCATATACCTGTGTGCCTTTCGATATAGACAGCCTTACAAGTTCGTACTTTTTGTTTTTTCCACGAACGGCGCCTGCCGAAATGTCATACAACATTACGGCGACAATTTCTCCGTTGAAAAGAAGCCCAAAACAAATCGCCCTGCTGCTTATTAGCGGAGCCGACTGCCTATGATTTCGAATAAAGAAATCTTGCGCAAAATCAACTGGAACCGGAACACAAACGCACTTTGAAGCCCGAATTTTCCGCTCAATAATAGTTCCACTCTTATACGAAACTTGTGCAGCCGTTTCTTTTATGGCGTCAAGCGGAGAAATAAGAAATTTATCGTCGCTATCTTTTGTTTGTAAAATCCACTTTCCTATATTTTTGTATTCATATCCGACAATGCTTTGGTGCTTATTCTTTTTAATAAATTCCGCCGGATTTATTTTTACAAAATGCTCGACATGGACACCGGATAGTTCGGATATTTGCGCAATTCTTTCGTCAAGAAGTTTGTCGTAAAACGACCACGCTTCACGGACTCGCTGGGTTATATCACGCATTGTCAATTACCCCGCTTAATGTTTGCAGCAAAGCCTCACCGCCGTTTTTTGTACAAAAAGCAACAATCTGCTCCGCTTGCTCTTCCGTCAACATCAGTTGTAAAAAGCACTCGGAGTTCATACCAAAAGCAGATACGGAAAACACTCCAACTTTGCTTTGCGGAATTTCTTCAACAGCGCTCTCACTCTCACTCTCATCTTGTTCTTTTTCTTCGTCGATTTGGAATCCAAAATCAAAATCGCTGAAATCAAGATCGGCAATTTCATCTGCCAGCAATTCTAAATCCCAGTCACTCTCGTTACTCTTATTGTCTACAATCCTTAATTTTCGGACTTGTTCCTCCGTCAAGTCTTCCACGCAAACGCACGGCACTTCTTTAAGCCCCAACTTCTTTGCGCCAAGGGCTCGGCAGTGACCAATCACGATAACGCCGTCCTTATCCACAACAATCGGCTGCACGAAGCCATACTGTTTGATACTCTCGGCCACATTATCAATTTGCGTTTGGTCGTGCTTTTTTGCATTCTTTGCATACGGCTTGATTGTGTCAAGCGCTCGCATTTCAACCTTCATAGAAACGCACCTCCTAAATCTAATTGTAACAGAAAAGCCACCAAAAATCAACTTTTTGGCGGCAAATGATAAAACGCACGATATAGTTCCTCTGCTGTGTCCAGGTTCTTGTCGGCGGTGTAGGCTTCTGTGGCGGCAGTGATCCGTTCCTCCAGTGCCAACGATTCTCGGCTCAAAAATTCAGCTTTCGACCGCAGCAGGGTGCAGTTGTACCGCAGCGCTTCCTTTTGCCGTTTGGCGGTTTCTTTGTCCATAAGTCCAGCACGGAACAGCCGATATATAGCCAGCAGGCCAATATACTCGGCGCTGTCCGCTGCTGTCAGCCCTTTCGGTAAGATTTTGCCGTCAGCGGCGGCCTTTTCTAAACTCTTGTCCATTATCTCGTCTCCTTCAGTCAAACAGCCTACAATGTAGTAATGAGTTTGTAGCAGCCTGTTTTTGGCTTAACCGCGCCAAATTTTGGACTTTCGAGCCGCTACAAACTACAAAAGCTACGTTGTCTGCTATAAATATATTTCTATTTTTACTTTTTTTCTTTATTTTTATTATTCTCTCAAAATAATGTAGTGTTTGTAGTGTTA